CCGATATGTAACCTCCAGAGGTGTTTAGCGCGTAGCATTTTTGGTCACCTGGAGCTCGTCCTTTTCTATACTGTAAAATTTTATTTAGCATCATCTTGTTTTTTATCACTTGTAATCGCCCACCTTAAACTTGAAGTTACCGGATCAAATCCATCAAACTCTAATTTAGTGCAGTTTGTTAGAAGGACCGTCATCGATAAGATTATCAGTAACTGTCTCATAAAGTTCTCCTTCCGAATCGCAAGTCCAACATTGGTGGATCTCACTTCTATCTCTAAAATCTACTGCAGGATCACCATTAATTTTTGCAACCCTGACATACCCATTTCCGTGACATGTCTCACAGATGTATGCTCTTACTCTACCCTTTTTTAATTTTGCCATTTAATTTCTTCGCTTTCTCATTTGCAATTGATTCGATGGTCTTCGCTATAGATAATTTAGCATCGGGCAATAATACCTTTGATAACTTATCTAATGTAGCGTATGTTTCTTTTGTTAGAGAAACATTTTTGTATTTACTCATGTCTGTCATAAGTGTTTCCTTTCATATTAATAACCCATATATAGGTGATATTATAGGATTGTCAATGAAAATTTTAATGAGTTTAATAATTTGTTCTAGCGTTGCTGGGGATTGTATGCCACCCTTTCAATGGCCTGAAGCATTTAATACAAAATATGATTGTCTACATTTTGGTTATGAAGAAGCACAAAGAAAATTAGAGGAAATAGGCCGTGAAGACATTAACAAATACGGCATGTATATTAAGTTTACCTGCACACCAATCGACACGATTTGACAATATGGCTAAATTATGGTAATGGCAAGAATCTTCTCACCATTACCTACCCTTACTTTTCCCTCTTTAGGGTAGGTGTCTCTTTATCCCACATCCACAATAAAATAACTGCGGGTGAAATCAAAAGACTAGTTACAAATACACCCAAAAAAAATGCCACTGTCATCCTTCATTACGTGTGCGTTCCATGGTTCGTGATACTCTGTCAGATGTAATCGTAGTATGTCACAGAGATCAAAACAGTTGATGTCAGAAAGTATCTCGACACCCTCCATCATCTCTTTAGTGACAGATACCAGACTATATAATCCGTCGTTTAGTAATATCAGATCCATTAGATGTACCTAACGTTATTATTTTTTTAAGACTAGGAGCAGATATTTGTAGATCAACTCCATAAGATCTCCACTGTCGTTTCATTATATTTAATTCCAACAACAATGTAGAATATTGTCTTTGTGATACGCCCTTTGTTTTTATAGTTATAGTTTTTTCTTTCATATTCAGAGACTAGGATATTTTGGGATATTTGTCAACGGCCTTGACCACGATATTTTTTAAAACTACGCCTTTTATGTTTATTCATTTTGGTTTTACTGGGATTTCTACCTATGCTTGTCTTATGAAATACAGGAACATGTGCAACCTTTGTGTATAAACCTTTAGCTTTCTTGGCCATTAAAATATTCGTCTAGTTTTGATTGAAGGGTGTGTTTATGTAAATGAGGTATATAACTTATAACACCATTTATATGTTGTTCTAAATCAGAACCACATGTTAAACATCTAAAAAATTGTTTTGTTAATCCTACCAAAGGTGTGTACTCATCACACGTTGGGCAGATACCATTAACTATTTCTGCTGTTATTTTGAAATTTTTTCCTGTCATATATTCTTTTATTCTTTATCACTTTTCTTTTGAAATGTCTAAGCTGCTTTGCAACGGGATTACGTTTCTTATTTGCTTTCTTCATTAGTCTAATATTAATGCTTTAATAGACTTTTCTCCCATATATATCTCTGTTTCTGCCTTACCCTTGTAGCATTTGTAGGATACAGATTCTGAAAAAGTTCTCTCAGCTTCACGTTTTCCTCGAAGACACGCAGCCATATTATCTTGGATACGGTGTTCTTTAATCTCTCCATTTATAAACATAAGTAAAGCTACCACACTCTCTATCATTGTCCGTTACCGTTTGTGTATTTAAATTCTCTGTTTTGATCTTTTAGTTTTTCTATATCTTCTAAAACTTTATCCATTTGTTTTCTTAAAAATTCGATGTTTACTTTATTCAATGCCATATTTTCTATATGCTTGTTTAACTTGTCTGTAGTCTTATAAAGATCTTCGATCATCATAAATTGTTCGCTATCTGCGGGAAGCGACCCAAGTTGGCCACGCGGCCATTTTATTCTAAACTCTGTGTTTTCTGCTAAATCTTTTTCCATTAATTGTATTCGAGTGTCCGCTATGTTTAACCTTTCAACAATCTGAAAATAGCCCATGGTGCCGAGTGCCACGATAATTATTAGACTGGCAACCGTCTTCATAGGCATCTGCACGGCGGCAGATTCAGATATTGTTAAAGGTTTCTTACTCATGTTTTGGTTTTGGTAGAGGGATTATAATATCTTTTACCTCTATTTTCAATGTTGTGTGATCCACCGGCCTCACACAAAAAGCTAGTAAACTTAACAATATTATTAATATTGCTGTAAATCTGTAATCCATAGCCACACCTCATTTTTTCTTTTCCTCTATTTCGTAGAAGAAGTTATCAGTGTCCTCTGTTCGCCACTGTTGTGTGTCTTCTACATTCCAATAACTTGTTTGTACCTTCC